AATAGCAGCATGGTTAGCAAAAGATGTATCATAATAGCTTGCTAATTCATAAAGATTATATGGCGGTGTAATTGCATCAAAAATTCCATAGCCATTATGATAAACAGTTCCTGGATTAATTTGTTTTGATTCTGCATCTTGTCCTGAAGGAACTGCATTAGCGCTATTTAAATATGCAACATCATCTTGATTTGCTGGATAAACTTTTGATACAGTTCTAACTGTTCTGCGTTTAAAATTATTGCTTAAACCAGAAAATGATTTTAGATCATCCCATGATTTATTAAATGGGTCTTGTTCTTTAAAAATATTTCTTTCTTCTGGCTGAGTATTTAAACTAGCTTGAATATAATCAAATTCTCTACTCACTTTCGTAAGCATTCCTTCCGTGTGTTTTTAATGTTTGCTGTGCAGCATGAATAGCACCAAGATCATTCATAGATGGAATGAGACCATTCTTAAATCTATCCATTTGTTCACTATATTCTTCATCTGATACTCTAGTCAACCCTGGAACAAAAACTGCTTCTCCGTCACCATCGTCGCCATAATATTTTGCTGCCTGCTTTAGTTCTGCAATCTTTGTTAAATCACCACGAACGGCAGGAATATTTAAAACGTTTCCTTCTCCATCTGTAAACCATTTACCAGTAGACTTTTTATAAACATAAAGGCCCCAGTTATATTTCTTTTCAATAACTTGACGGCGTACATTACTAACAATAGGTTTGCCAGTTTTTGGACTAATAAAAGGATTGACGTTATTGTTCATAACCATAAGTATAGCATATAATAGTAATTTTATACCCCCGCTTTACCATTTTACCCTATTTTTATCTCACAGCTGTCCGTAGTACAGTAGGCCTCGCCAATAGAATCAAGATTTCCTACGCCATCATAAATAGCAGACCAATTAATCTTTTTAATCTTACCAATATATGACTCATATTCTTCTTTTGTGATTTGTGTATATGGCTGCTGTGGATAAACAGTATTACCCATTGGCAAGAATGATACTGCTTTTAGTTGCCCTTCATACATATTCAATGCTGGAGCAACATGCTTTGATTCTGTTTCCTTGTCAAATGAAAGTGTTACAGAAACACCATTATCTGACCAATATTTTTGAGCAGTAGCAGCAAGTGCTATTTTTTCAAATAATGTTACATCTTTTTCAGATCTTGGATGTCCAGAATGTACTGGAAAATAAACTACCTGTGTATTTGCTGATACAAGGTCTTTTTCAATCTTATACCCTGCAGCTTTGAACAAGTGAATCATTGGATCTGTTTCTCCAAAACGAATTGCTCTCAAGAAGTAATCTCCTCCTGGAGCCCAGTGAACTCCTGGCGTTGCACCAGAAAGAATAGAAACTGATCCTGATGGCTTAACAGTTGTTACACGAATTGATTCACGAACGCATAACCACTCAGAGTATGTGTGGTCGTATTTACGAATTGTATTGTATCCTTCGTCCATCCATTCACGAACTGCTGGTAAGCCCTTCTTATCTGCAAAAGAAGCAATGCCAGTTAGAGATGTTCCAATACGACGATTACGCTGCATGATTCCATTTGTCTGTTGCCAGTGTGTTGGAATTAATGTAACAGTCTTTCCATACAAGTATGCAAATTTTAATGTACGTAAAAAATCTTCTTTTGATTCATGACGATTTAAATGTACCTCGACTAATGTACAGAGTTCGTATGATTCCAGTGGCTGCTCTGCACATGGATTAAATCCCATAACACGATAATCTTTGTAATCTGGAGCATCATTTAGTCTGCCATAATTTCTTGCAACATCTAGCCAAATAAATCCTGGCTCTCCATTATTTACGATAAGGTCTACATAGTCATCATATTTTGTTCCTACCGTTGCAGAAATAGAATTATTTGACATCCATGCCCATCCTGGTTTTTCTGGATCATATGAATTTCTATCAGGAAATACTTCTGCATTTTTTAAATTGATAAAATCTTCATCTCCAGAAGCACCTAGTGCAAGGGTAGCAGAACGACGAACATTTCCAGAAACAACACATGTACCAATTAGATTTACAATGTCTACAATAGCACGTGAATCTAGGGTTTCTCCTGCTCTACCGCCGATTACAGTACGGATGCGGTTGTGAAGGTCAATGAGTGGCTGTGGACCGCTTGCAACGCCTCCAAAGCCTTTTATAGGAGCTCCTAGAGGACGGATCAAATCATAGTTAAATTCTTGAATTGCTTGATGTGGCCTTAAATAAGAATTTAATAGCATTCTTACTGATTCTACCCAGCCCTCACGGGTATCTGGAATTTCATAAACAAATGCTGGTTCTGTTGGGGCATAAATAGGAAATTGCTTTTCTGCTCCAACGGTATCAAATCCAACTCCAATACCTAACATTAATGCATCCATTACCCATGCAAATAATGCACCAGGATCATTTTTATCAAGATCTCTTGTAGATACCATTGCACAATTCTGCAAGGCAGCAGAGTTTTTCTTCTCCATAGTCATATGGGTTCCAAAAGCCCACATGCCACGTCCTGGTGGTGTCCACTTTAAATTAAACATTCTTTCAAAGGCTTCTTGTGCAGATTTTTGTGCTTTATTATCATTCCATGGAAGACGGTTTTCTTTAGCGTGATTTTTTTGTACTGAGTACATACCCTCGATTACACGACGGCATACTTCATACCAGCGTTCTTTGGTGCCATCCTCTTTGACTCTAGAATAGGTTCTAATAAATGTGATTTCTCCAAGGGAGTTATTTCCAGCATCAGCAAATCCGAACGGTGGCTCTAAATCCTTATATTTATTAACAAACTCTTCTAGCAAACGAAATGAAAATAGATCTGACATTTATAAAACCTTTCAATAAAAATAATAAGAGAGCTTTGCAAATTACAAAGCTCTCCTAGTATAGCATAGATTTATATATATAGCATATCGCTATTCTTCTAAATCTTCCAAATAGTCTAATGGTGTCACTTCTGACCTAGTACGAAAAAATTTATCTGTTTCTGGGTTATAATAATCACCTATTGCAACATATTCTGATGTGGCTCTTTCCTGAACAATTTCAAGCATAAGCGGTTCGCTTAATAATATGGCTCCAAGTCTATCCTCTGCAAAAATAATTTCTTCTACCCTATTATCAATAATTAAAGCTACCTTAATTGGTGGCATATAAATTTTTTCTACTTCAGCAGAGACATTATCTGTATCTGACATACTCTACTCCTTAAAATTAACTCTGTCTATAATAACAATATCCCATTTACCGATAGGACATGAGGCATTAGGAAGTTTTGTTTTTAAATTCATAATACATCCGCACTCTTTGCATTGTGATGTTGTTTTTATAAATTCTGGACACTCTCTACAAATAGATAATCGTTTTTCCGATATCTCTTCTTGTACCCTTCCCAAATTTTTATTAAATAAGTCCCAAGGTCTGGCTGGTCTGCTGTATGGATCTTTATTATTTGTCATGTTTTTATTATATCATTTCTAAAAAAAATTATTCAAAAGATTTCTTTTTCCAAATATTTTTTTTATACCACCCATAATGAACTGAGTGAGATTGTGCATTATTATAATCTGATAATGATATTAAATTTTTATTTTCTTCCATTTTCCAATTTTCTCTTTTAAATGGAATAATTTGTGCATATGGAGTACCTTTTTCGACATATCCTTCAAATTTATCTTTAATAAAGAATGGCAAATTGCCTTTGTGCATTAATCCATCTGCATCTACTACACCGCTCATTGTTGTAAAAGGTAAATCAAATCTATTTAATGGATGTGTTATAAAAGCAGAATATCCAGGTGGTAATTTAAATACAGATTGGGTTAGCCAAATAAAATGTGCATCATGATGTCCAGCTGGAGTTGGAATTTTATCATTTGGATCATTTTTTCTTTCTCCTACTGGAGCAGATATTCCTGGCTTCCAGTCTACATATGGATAACCATCCTGATTTTTACCTATAAAAATATCTGTTGATAATTCTAAACAATAGCCAGATGTTAATGAATCTAGGAATGGAATACAGGTTTTTACACCTTTGTCTTCCCATCTTGAATTATTTTTACTAATTAATTTTTCT